GGACTCGCCAGCCTATCGTACCTGAAAGGTGACGATGAAAAGCCTGACGAGACTCTTGTTGGTTCTGCTCCGAGAACTCGGAGCGGAGTGCGGCATCAGCATCGAGCGTGATTGGGAAACCATCTGCGCTCGAATGGAACACGAGGGATTGTCTTTTTTGACGATCACTCTACCGTCTTTCGCTGCGGACTTCGAAAGGAGTCTTGAGCTTGGCGGTGTTGACTCTACCATGTTTTTGAGTTTCAAGAAACGTGGTGGGCTCCCGGCATTTCTGTCGGGTTTCCTAAGTCAGGTGTTCCAGGATTGCGGTAGTTTGAAGTCTGAGCCTTCTGTTGTTGCTATTCGCAACATCAGACAGTTCTGCCACTTTCTGAAGAAGGTGGAGCTGGAATGTACCGAGCGCCGCAAGCGTAAGGCGATTCAGGCTTATCTGTCGTGTGAGGGAGAGTTGGCTGAAGTAGAACGGCATCTCGACCCTGATCGGGTGAGAGATGTCGCGATCCAAGCACATATTCTCTTCGGAGACGTGTTTGACAAGGTTAATCGTCTGATCGACGATTTCCTCATCGAACCACGCCATGGATCTGGTAGTACTGCCGACCGCAAGGTTGGCAACCAGAAGTTCGACCAGTCCTACTGGACTGTTAGGCTACAAGAGTACTTCCCTTACGGGGAGTATGTGTTTCCGAATCTACGGAGCACTAACTCTTGGTCCATCGACCTCACTGACCCGGAACAGGAGATCCCCGCTAAGGTGACCCTTGTTCCTAAGACGCAGAAAACACCCAGGATTATTGCAATGGAACCTACTGCAATGCAATATATGCAGCAAGGTCTTATGCAAGCCCTGGTTCCCCTATTGGAGAATGACCCACTCTGTGGGCCATTCGTCGGGTTCAGCTCGCAAGAGCCTAACCGACATGCTGCCAAGATTGGTAGCATTACTGGGGATATCGCTACTTTGGACTTGTCCGAAGCTAGCGATCGTGTTCTCAACTCACTGGTTATGGAGATTCTTCGTCCATGGCCTTCGTTGCAAGGCGCCGTTCAGGCGTCTCGCTCGACCAGAGTGAGTCTTGATGATGGGAGGGTGTTACCCCTCGTCAAGTTTGCGTCGATGGGTTCTGCACTGTGCTTTCCTATGGAAGAGATTGCCTTCTTGGCGATCCTCCTTTCTGGGACGGCATCCGGTAGATCCTACCGCAGCCGTGGAGAGTTGTTCAATCTTCATGGCAAGGTCCGCGTCTACGGGGACGACATCGTCGTTCCCACGGACATGGTGCAAGCTACTAAGGAAGCCCTTGAAGCCTTCGGCTTAAAGGTCAACGTCGCGAAGTCTTTCTGGAACGGTAAGTTCCGTGAGAGTTGCGGCGGAGATTTCTACGACGGCGAGTGGGTTACACCCGTTCGTATGCGTAGACTTCTTCCTAGTAGACGAGAGGACATTGCTTCCGTCGTTTCGACGATGGAACTGTGTAACCTTCTCTATGAGAATGGTTTATGGAAGACTGCTGATTTTCTGTTGCAGTCTCTCCAGAGTCTAGGATTTGGTCGTAAGACCGTTCCAAGACACACAGCAGCGATCGCCCCATGGAGTTTCCAAACCTCCGGATACTCGTGGGACAGGCTTCACCCAGACTACCATAGCAAGGTGGTTAGGGTGGATGTCCTTCAGCCCATCTTCCCCGAAATACGGGTTGATGGATCGCCGGCATTGAGGAAAACCTTGGCAGGGGACTTTTCAGACCCCCGTTTCAGGGATCACCTCGTGACCTCAGGACGCCCTCTCCGCGTTCGCACGAAGAGAGAGTGGGTTGAGGTCGGAGCTTAGCTCTGGCCTCTTGTGGATTTCTCATCCACTGGTGGAGATGCTAGAGGGTTAA